CGTCGGATAATTACTCACCCGCTCACATTATTCACTCTCCTACACACTGTTCTAATATTACTCTTATAGTATGCCCTGAATTGTTTTCGTTAACGCGCCGCTTCTGCCTTTATAATGCGGCATTTTCAAAAAGCGTTATGATACCCGCCGCTGTTAGCTTCCTCCAAGAAATGGTCAATAGTCTGTAATACCCCGCCCATTTTACCGCCGCGCTCCCTAAGTACATCATACTTGCTTTTAAATGCTGATAAGTCTTTTGACATCTCTTTCATTATTACTTCCATACTTTCATCATATGTTGGTTCCATTAATCATTTTCCTTTCACCAAAGTATTTATTACAGCATTGACTGTTTTTATAATCTTTAATCATTAGCAGCTTTTAATTACCCTCTACGTTTCGCGTATATGCTTAAATCCTCTTTGTACCCCTCGAATGTATCTATACGTGTAATATCATAGTTCACGTCCCTGAACCGTATAACATGCCGCGTTGTAATATCCGTGCGGTAGTTAATGATAAATAAAACTTCCTCGGTTACTTGGACAGCCTGGGCCGCGAATACTTCTGAACCGGAAAGCTGGCGAAAATACGCCCACACGGGCGGGCCGATTGGGACAAGCTTTTCCTCATTGAACCCCGCTGAATCCTTAACATTCTGGACGCTTAGAATCTCGATTTTTTTGTCCTTTAGTCTCACGTATCATGTCAATCCCTTTCTGTGTTATCTTCCAATGCGTTCTACAGTATCCTAAATAGTGGGTTACTGTAATCAGTCCCTTTAGTTCCATGTTCTGAATAGCCCTGCAAACCGTAACGTGTGCCTTATTATAATCGTGTGTATATGAGTATCCGTTTTCAATTAGCTGGTAATAATATTCATATACCCAATGTTCATAAAATGAATACGGTCTGTCGCCATACCAGGCAAGTTTCCTTGTGTTCTTTACTGTACTGTCATCGTGCAGGATATTCAATTTATAACTTTCGGTAAGTATCCATTTTTGCAGCTTGCTTAACCGTTCATTTGCCATACATAAACCCCTTAATGTTAAAGAAGTCGCGCTGCTGCGCTTTCTTTAACATTAACAATTTTTAGCTTTCTTATAAAACCCCCGTAAATTCTTGGTAATGCTCATACAAACCAACGTAACAGTTAAGTAATGCAGCCGTTCCGTCTATGCGCTGCCTTGGAGACTGATTTTTGATCGGAACAATATTTCCGTTTCGGTCGGTTTGGATGCCGGTATTCGTCAAACACCATTTTAGAATAGGATTGCCATTGTATATAACTTTATGGCTTGCCAGGTCTGTACCCAGCGTCTGCATGGGGAGGCTTAATGTTTTTGCGCCTTGGATACATCTAACCATATTAAAGCCCTGAATCTGCATTTCATCCACCCAGTAGCGGGCCGAGTAGCTGTCGTAGTATACCCACGCGGGAATTAATTCGTATTTCTGGACAGTCTCAACGAACCACGCCGTAACGTCGCTGTAATTGATGCTATTTCCCAAACATAATCGTAACAAGCCCCTCTCATGCCATTTGTCGTAAGGTATCTTGTCTCGCTGGACGCGCTCTTGAAGCTTATTAGCCGGGAGCCAATACATCTGTATTATATATTTCTTATCTTGTCCTTTTTTCATAAATAACAGGCTCGCTGCACTTAAGTCTGTACTAATAGACAAGTCGGCGCCGCCGATACAATACGCACCTCGGAATTCTTCTAAGTCGAATGTTTCATCAGAATTTATGTCGTCGAACGATAGCCAGGCGGTTTTTACTGTGCTTCGGATATTAAATTCTTTACAGAGCAATCCCGAAAGTTCGTTCGGATTCTGTTTTGCTCGTTCAACCTTGGCGCTTAGGTCATCAAGCTTTTTTATTGTGCCTAACGCTGGGTTAGCCTTGAACCATGCTTCGGGGTTCGTCCATTCTTCACGGCTGTCTAACTCATAGAGGATAGCCAAAAAATTAGGGTCTTGTATTACGCCGTCGGCGACATTGCAAGCATGGGTGTATATATCATCGAATATACATTCGCGGACAGTCCCAGCCGTGGATATCATTACCAACAACGGTTGACGCCGGGCCGCCTGGGATTGTTTCAGGTTTTCATAAAGCCCCTTATCAGTAATCGAATGCAATTCGTCAATACAAGTAAAGCTTGAATTTATTCCATCCATAGTATTTGAGTTCCGGGCAAGCGGTTTGAATATGGACATCGTTGGGGAATAATACAGATCAAACTCTCGTTTTTTGAAGTGCCTGGACAGGTCTGGGTTTTGCTTTATCATGTTGTGTACTTCATCAAAGATCAACTTGCTTTGCGCGTATTTCGACGCGGCTGTGAAGCATTCTGCGCCGCCCTCGCCGTCGGAGGTCATCATATAAAGGATCAGCCCAGCTAAAAGCGTACTCTTGCCATTTTTGCGCCCGCATAGAAAAAATGACTCCCTGTACTGCCTTAGCCCTGTATCCTTGTCCGCAAAGCCGAACATTGCTTGAATCCAAGCCTTTTGAAATAATTCGAGTTTTACGGGCTTCCCTGCCCATTCGCCTTTGCTATTTTTACAAAATTTCTCTATGAATTCAATCGGCCTATTCGCGCGGGCCTCATCAAATACATAGCGCCCTGCGGATGCTGGATTATCTGACAAGCTGCAAGCAGAAGCAAGGCGGGCATAAACAGCCTTAACCCTTTTTGATGTTACTATCTCGCCTGATTGGCATTTTTCGTTATATATGGTAATATAGTTCAAATATACCCGCCTCCTTCTTTGCAAACATATATTCGTGTATACGTATGTTTACATGTATACGTGTCGAAAATATGCGATTTTTGTTGTAAACATTTCAAGAGGATATAATAGCTTTTACTCTAATCATGAATTGAACTCCGCTAATGCGTCTGCTCGAGGCGTGTCCGCTTCGGCTTCTTTTATAAGGGCTAAACGGCGTTTAACACAGTCATTGTGCGCCCTTAACAAAGCACGATATGAAGGCGTAAAGCCGCGTGTATCGCGTTCGTCTTGTATTGCGTGGACAAGTTTCGTGATTTCGTTTTCTAACCAGGCTATAGCAGTATCCCGTTCAGCAGGATAATTATCATATAATCCTGTTTCGATTTTAATTACCTCTTTCTCAAGTTACCATTTTCATCAAAGTATAGACCGTCCGCTATTACGCCCCGGGCGCTCATATGAATGTTATTATGGCATTCAAAGACACACCGCCTGGAGATTTTTGGCATTAAGCGTGATTTCTGGATCGTTAATATTTTGCTGGCTTATATGGCGTTTATGATGTGCGATTGACGCGGGCCTGCCGCATATCTCACAGATGTAAAAGCGAGAGGATAAGAATATCTTGGATAGCACGCGCCACGCCTTAGAGTCATAAAATGATTGATACCTGGTCATTCTTTAAACGGACATTTATTATCAATGCGTTTTTCATGTTCTTCATTCATCCGCACCAGGCGGTCTATTTCCGTTTTTATCAAATCTTTCATATTATTTCCCTTTCCGCGCAGAGCGCCATTAGTAGATGATCAATCACTCGCTGTAATTTTGCCGTATCCGCGTTGTCTGAATAATACCAAAGCTGCAACAGAAAACGTCCGGCAATCTTGGCGATAGGGGAAAAGTCCCCCGTCGCCGTGTAGCCGGTTGTCCGTTCAAGGTATGGCGGAATAGCTTGTAGCAGGGCTTTTATTTGCGGGTCGTTTTCCTCGCCGTCTATGCGAAGAATGTCGCGGGCTTCCTCGATAGTGAATACGGTATCCATTATGCTACACTGAGTTTAACAAACGCGGCAGGTAAAATCACTCGCCCATCAGCTATGGCTATAGCCCTATAGTCTATTAAGCCCCTATCAAATGATGCGTGCCTCGACGTTTCTATCATTATGCCTTGTGGGATGTTCATACCATAATATTTGAAATTCGAAAAAAGGATTGTCCCGAATGGTAGATTGTCGTCTAATATAATGGGAAATCCAAATAATCGAACCGCCCCGCTGTTTTCAGGAGAATTCGCAAAAAAGATAAAGTCCCCGGTCGCCGTTTGTAATGGGTATACCTGGCTATACAGCGTACTATAGCTCATTGCGAACTTGGCACCAGCCGCATATCCTGGGGGTAAAAGCGAAACTAATTCAAGTATGTCAGGGGCTTTAAGGTTAGTAACGTCTATGCTATTTTCGTCTGTCCAAGTAATTCCGGTCAAAATACCTTCGGGCTGCCCGTCGCCGGTACCGTGTACAATGGCCTGGTTCAGTGCTTCGGTTATGCTGTTACGCAGTTCAGCCGTAAGGTATGATTCAAACGCCGGAATAGTCATCCGTTGCGCGGCCACGCTCATACTAAGCAACTTGATAAGTTCAAAAGCCCGAAACGATACGTATGTCGTTTTTACGTCTTTACGGTCTATAACGCTGCCCTCTACATGCCACGCGGCAGGAGATGCCGGGGTACCTATGGGCACACTCAGATTCGAAGGGATATTAAACAATCGTATTTCATTGAACAAACCGCCTATTGGCCGGGCTTGTGATATAACCTCGTTCAACGTTTGGTCAGGGATTACCGCCGCACTACTGGACATCGTATTAAAACTGTCTGCGCGTTTTTCTGCTCTCGCCGCGCTCATTGCTCTGTTTTCCGCCTCTGTCATTTCGCGGCCCAAAAGGCTTTTGAAGAAAGCTGAACGGTATTCATGCTTGCTATGCGTGTCAGTAGTATCTTTACTTGCTTCCAGATTCTCAATGATTGGATTAGACATATTATTATCCTCGCTTTTTTTAATATTTTCGATGCTTCTGGCCGTTACTGATGTTTCTTTATAAACGGGAAAGCTAACAATACTAACTTCCCAAATTTTCTCAATTCTCGTTATTGTCCGTACTTGAGTTACTTCATCGAACACACTTTCGCCTATTTCAAACATAAATGAACAGTGGGACAGGTCACCGCGCTTAACCGCTTCGTGAACGGCCTTC